AAAATAATGTATTGCTTGAGCCCATTACGAGCTTTTTTAACCTGCATAAGAGCCCAACAATGAGGAGACCTATTGAAATCAGCACAAAGCCAGACAGGATGAGTGTCATCGTAATCAAGAGCCGTAAGGTTGCCGTCAGGGTAGTGATTGTATCCGTCAAAATGTTTGTAAGCCTTCTTCGTTGGGTCATCTGTTTCCTCACTCATTTCATATCCAAGTTTGTACGACAGAAAGTCCATCGCTTCCTCTTGGAGCAGACGTTGTTTACTGTGATTTGTTTCCCATAGGGGAATGTCCCAGACTTTATCTGGCTCTCTCATAATCTATTAAATAATGTTTGCATTACAGCACCCCCTTCAATAAAGTAGACGGGGACACCTGCATCGTCACCCTCTGCTATTAAGGACATTGCACCTGAATGGTGCTGGTGTAATGTTTTAAGGTCGTATGTCAGGATGCCCCATCCATTTTTGCTGCATTGTTTTATAATTTCATATATGGCTCTGGAGTTTTGATTTCTAGCTAGTATCTCCCATTTCTGGGCAACAAGCTCAGCCTCTATCATAACCAAAAAATCATCCATTTTCTTTTTAATATAATCTACTTCTTTTTGACTTACATTTATTCCGAATCTGGCATACATAACTACTTTAGATTGTTCCATTCTTCTACCCTATACCCTGTTTTATCTTCTTTTACAGAAATCTGAAGCACATTGAATATACCAGACTTCATTAACCGACTGTTAGCGTCATTAGGATGATATGGTGTGCACACGCTCAAAACAATACCTTTATCGTGAACCCTTTTAATCCACGTGTTAGATACCTTGTTCCATACGGTTTCTCTACGAGCCGTAGATATTCTATCCTCATCGTTGCACACATCATCAAGAATCAGCACACCAGCACGCTGACCTGTGGTTTGCGTTAGAACTGCATATGCTTCATAGGTAGGGTTGCCTGTTCGGTTACGGCTTTTAGCAATAATACGTTGCGTGCTTCCCGTGTCCGTTCTATCAAATTCAACAGGATTAAAGTTATATTCCTTGCACCAGTATTTGTATGTATCGCTCATAAATAAAGCCCTTAAAGACAATATTCTTTTGGTCGATATACCGCCATCAGCGGATACAATTAATGTTTCTAGCTCGTGCTTTCGGGTGGTCATGTAGGCTGACAAGCCAATGGGAACTTGCTGGGACTTTCCTGTATTATATGGGGCTCTAATCAACCCATTAAGACGGGCACTTTTAGACAAGGCTTGCCTCTCCCAGTCATATATGCCCTTCTGCATAACAAGGTGTATATCAGCTTGCGTTATTTTGTTCCCATCTTGGTCAGCTAAGCAGTTTTCTATAAAAGAATTACGAAGCTCTAACGAGTCGGGTGGTGGCTCGTGCCCTACTATGTTGACTAGTGCGTCTGACCAGCTATTCAGCTTTTTCTTTTGGCTCATAGGCTCGCTTACACAATGTGCACTGCACCTCGCACCGATTGCCAGTGGATACTTGTCCTAAGCATTTAAATACTCTAGCTTTGTTGTGTAAGGGTACAGGCTGTGGTGTAAAGTTTGCTTTCATAATAGGAAGTATATACATTTTAATTTTATTTGAGTTTGAGTCGTTCATTCTCTTTCTCCAAGAACTCGACTTTAGTCCTCAACGCAGACACTTCCTCTGTTAGCTTTAATATTTGATTTCGCAACTCATCCTTTTCATCGGATGACTCTTCCAATAAGTTCTCAAGGTTGCGCACCCTATTCTTCAGGTCATCCCTGTACTGAATAGTGTCGCTATTATTGGTTTCATTCTCTTTCTGCTCAGCTTTTATCTTAAGCCTAGCTTCAAAGAACTTCCAGACCCCAGCGGAGCCCAGTACGGTTGCGAGCGTAATAACAATTTGCGTGATGTTATCCATTTTTGTTTTTATATATTTTTTCTCTCGATAATCTGGACATACTACCAAAAGCTGCGATTATAAATAAGACCCACCCATAGTGTGTTGGACTAGGGAAGCCTATTGTTACAAGGTACATAACAGCTGACGCTAGGTATACACCAAGACAAATCATAGAGGCTCGCACTCTACAATTTATCTCGTCAGAAGCCACGCAAATTATTTGATGGATACCCGACAAGGCAGGTATCAAAGAAAGAAACAGACCAGTCCCAATCTCAATGCTTAATGCAAATGGGACTAAAAAAATATTAGCCAGCGCAAGAATAATCTCGGTTGGCTGATTATCAGAATACATCCACACCTGACGAAGGCGTAATAGCTTCATCTTCATCAGAAACAGATTAAGTTGGAGATTGTTGATGGGTCTGTCGTTAAGGAGTTACAGGATGAGCTTAAGATAAAGCTCTCTATAAGCTCGGTCAATACGACAATGCAGATTAGTACTAATTTTTTCATACCACTTCATATGTTGTTTCTATTGACTCCATTTTCTTGGTAAACTCCTTGAGTTGCTCCATGTCTAAAAAGTCTTGTAGTATTAGAAGGGTCTGCTCCATTATACGATTCTTATATTCAATAATAATGGCAGGCTCATTGCTCAGCTCCTTACGGACATCGTGCAAATCCTTCATAATCTTACTGAGGTCTTTCGGGTGTATTTCATCTAGGTCAGGGTGCCTCTCTAGCATGGACGTTATCTTGATGAGCATGAACTCTACTTTGGCTGATAGCTTCTCTTTTCGCTCCTCTAGCGTTCCAAGGAATTGAAGGGTACTTCTGTATTGGTTCAGGTCTTCTAGAACGTCTCTGTCGAAATATGAGTCTTCTTTTACTTGCTGTATTTGCTTCTCTATAATAATCTGCTCATCTAGCTTCTCACGCTCTGATTTCCAGTTGTAAATCGTTTGTCTTGACACACCCCATTTTTCAGCAACCTTAGACACGTTGCCCATGACATCTATATCCCTCAATATAGCAACCTTTTCCTCTGTACTAAACTCGTTATTACCAGCCTTTCTCTTTGACATACTCTATAATGGATTCTATGCGGTTATATATATAATTAGGCAACTTATCAGACATTGAAGGGATTGAATGCAAGCACTCAATGACCACTTTAATCTCCTCCATTAGCTCCTCTCTAGATTCAATCCTCGACTTCTTGTGCCACGTCATTACGTAGAAATTTATTGTAGTTTACAAACTATAGGTAAAAATCCTTCAATATGCAAGGATAGTAGGTAGAAATCCCTCGTTTACACCATTTGGTGAAAATTTGATTTGCGCGAAAGGCTTGGTGGCAACATACGCCAAAATATATTTTAATATATAGCCCCTGTTACAGCCTAAAGTATATTATAAAATATATTATAATATACAATAGACCGTAAAGGCTTAACATAAATTTAAGGTTTAATAAAAAGTATATTTGTTTTTTTGTCGACTATATATATTGCAAGTATATTTATTAATATAATAAAGCAATGTATAAAAGCAGATTTTAATGTATAGGTTTCTATACATAATAGAATCATTAAAGTATATAATAGTGTATATAATAAATATTTCATTTTTTCTTATAGCCTCTGGAGGGTTTATGGCTTGAATAAATTGCACACTCTATTTTTTGAGAACGATATAGTAGCTTATATTCCTCAACTATTCTTTTAACATCATTAAGAAAATAAGAATACTTTTCATAATCTTTACAATGTATCTCATCTATAGTATTAGCGGTTCGTTTTGTTCTTTGAATTATGTAGGCTATTTCAGTCATGATACAGTTTCCATATTTTTAAACTCTTTGAATAATTTAATTAACCCTGGAATATCTAATAGATGTTCTATCCAATCAATTATTATCCAATCTATAAAACAATTTGATTTATTATTCTTATCTGTATATCTATCTACAAAATGTGTATATATAGTGTTTTTTATTTCTATGCATATTTGTCTTTCAGTAAATAAACCCTCAATACTTATCCAGCGGTTTATATCATAGTAGAGTATATCATTATCTAGAATATAATCTCTTAAGCCCTCAGCGCTTAATTGCTTACTATAATTTATATTTTCTAATATTGTTTTTTCTTTTAATTTCATAGTATTCATTTTTTATGTTAAGATTAAAATAGGACGGTTTCACCCGTCCTAATTTACAGTCAATCAATCAATCTTTAAAAGATTCGGATATTTCACGGTGTTCTACTTCAAGCTTTTCAAGCTCTCTATATACACTATAGAATTCCGTTTTCATTCCCTCAGCTAACATTTTGCGCTTAAACAAATCATCAGACTGGAATGTATAAACTTTATATTCACCGCTTGAATCGGCTTCAATATTTGTCGGAAATACATCTTTAAGTATTTCTCTAATATTGAATACTTTTTTCCAAAGCTTATCAGCTTTTTCATTATAGGATTCAATAGCTTTTAAGGTTTCACTAGTCACATTTTCCATGATAGTACTCCAATAAATTAAGGGTTAAGAATGTGCACATTTTGGGCACACTCAAATATAACATTTTTCATAATTAAAACAAACAAAATGTTTTAAATATGAAATTTTTTTTTAGCCTATCGAAATATATACAAAATATATTTTATGATAAATGCAAATATTATTTTTTTATATAATAATAAAATCATTATTAGTTTCTAGTATATTATAATATATATTTATATTTCTAGATGAATATATATTTTAACATATAATTCAATATTAGGTAAATATATATTTTAACATATATTCTATTATAATATATATTTCTATTTTAAGGTATATTATAATATTAGGTATATTTCTATTTATAT